ACCAGACAAAGCTGGCTAGGGGTAGAATAACAGATAATGATAAATTATCATACTTAGGATTAATGATCCTATCAATTGGCACAGGATTTGGATAAAGGTTCACAGTCATGGCGACACTTCTTCGGAGTCTAGCTCTGTTCAAGAGGAACAAAGATAGAACACCCCTAATTGCAGGTTCAGGAGGAGCCATAAGAGGGATTAAGCATGTTATCGTAGTCCCAGTACCCGGTGATTCATCGATTGTCACTAGGTCAAGATTATTGGACAGGTTAGTAAGACTTGCTGGTGACCCTTATATAAGTGGACCTAAGCTGACAGGCGTCATGATCAGTATACTATCATTGTTTGTTGAATCACCCAGTCAACTAATACAGCGAATCACTGACGACCCAGATGTCAGCATCAGATTAGTTGAAGTAATCCAAAGTGAGAAGTCCCTATCAGGGCTCACTTTTGCATCCAGAGGCGCTAATATGGAGGATGAGGCGGATGACTATTTCTCTATTCAAGCAGGGGAGGAAGGGGACACCAGAGGAACCCATTGGTTTGAGAACAAAGAGATAGTTGAAATTGAGGTTCAAGACCCAGAAGAATTCAACATACTATTGGCATCTATTCTTGCACAAATTTGGATCCTATTAGCCAAGGCAGTCACTGCTCCAGATACTGCAGCTGACTCCGAGACGAGGCGGTGGATTAAATATACTCAGCAACGCCGTGTAGTGGGTGAGTTTCGGCTTGACAAGGGATGGTTGGATGCTGTGAGAAATCGGATTGCGGAGGACCTATCGTTGAGGAGATTCATGGTGGCATTAATTTTAGATATCAAGAGAACACCAGGGAACAAACCCAGGATTGCCGAGATGATATGCGACATAGACACCTATATCGTCGAGGCAGGTCTTGCTAGCTTCATCCTAACTATCAAATTCGGGATCGAAACAATGTACCCGGCCTTAGGGTTGCATGAATTCTCGGGTGAATTAACTACAGTTGAGTCTCTAATGAACCTCTACCAACAGATGGGCGAGACTGCACCGTACATGGTAATTCTTGAAAACTCAATTCAGAACAAGTTCAGTGCAGGTTCATACCCGCTATTATGGAGCTATGCAATGGGAGTTGGAGTTGAACTTGAAAATTCAATGGGTGGACTTAATTTTGGTCGTTCTTACTTCGACCCTGCATATTTCAGACTGGGTCAAGAGATGGTCAGGAGATCAGCAGGCAAGGTGAGCTCATCGCTAGCCGCAGAACTAGGGATCACAGCCGAGGACGCCAAACTTGTCTCCGAGATTGCTGCGCAGGCTAATGACGACAGAGCTAATAGAGCAATAGGTCCCAAACAAAACCAGATATCGTTTCTTCATCCTGACAGAGGCGATGCCAGTACTCCAGGGAACATCCTTCGCGCAAACGAGGGTGACGGGTCCACCCGGATGAAAAGAGGGGGGAACATTGCTACACCAAAAGGGACAAGCATAGATCAGACATCAACGACTCTCAGCAAAGACACTCTAGACATTGATGAACAGTCCGACAACACTGACGACCCAATTAGTATCCAAAAATCAGCTGAGGCATTAGCCAAGATGAGAGCCATGGCCAAGCTATTGGAAAACCAAGGCCCGCGTGATGTCACTGCGCACGTTTATAATGATAAAGATCTACTTGGCTGAACAAAAGGATCCACTCTGAGCAGCGTCAGACTTTGTATTTTCATCAATATTACAAAAAACTTAGGACCAAAGTCCAAGGAATTGACCTCCACATCATTTCATCCACCGACACCATCCCCAAATGGCAGAGGAGCAGGCCTATCATGTCAATAAGGGACTTGAGTGTCTCAAATCTCTCAGAGAAAATCCGCCCGATGCTGTCGAAATTAAGGAAGCCCAAATTATCCGAAGCAAGGCCGCCTGCGAAGAATCAAGCGAGAGTCATCACCAGGACAACTCCGAAAAAGACACTCTTGATTTCGACGAATCATGCTCTTCAGCAATTAGACCAGAAACGTACCGCATGTTACTTGGTGATGATACAGGATTTAGAGCACCAGGTTACATCCCTAATGAAGGAGAGCCCGAGCCAGGAGACATCGGAAAGGAGGAACCTGCAGTACGATGTTACCATGTTTATGATCACGGCGGTCAAGCGGTTGAAGGAGTCAAGGATGCTGACCTGCTCGTGGTTCCAACAGGCAGTGATGATGATGCAGAATTCAGAGACGGAGATGAGAGCTCTCTCGAGAGCGATGGTGAATCTGGCACTGTTGATACCAGAGGAAATTCTTCCTCTAACAGGGGATCTGCTCCCAGGATTAAGGTCGAGAGATCGTCTGACGTTGAGACTATAAGCAGTGAAGAGCTACAAGGACTGATTAGATCTCAGAGTCAAAAACATAATGGATTTGGAGTAGACAGATTCCTAAAGGTCCCACCAATTCCAACCTCAGTGCCGCTGGACCCCGCTCCCAAATCCATTAAAAAGGGCACAGGAGAGAGATCAGCCTTATCTGGGACGGAGACCGAGTTTTCATTGACAGGTGGTGCAACCCGACTTGCTCAAGAATCAAGATGGGCATCGTCAGAGTCAAGTGCACCTGCGGAGAATGTCCGCCAGTCTGTGACGAATGCAGAGAGGACCCAGAAACCCCCACAAGGATCTGGTACCACAGCCTCCCAGAAATCCCAGAACAATGGCCATTCTGATGATGAGTATGAAGATGAACTCTTTATGGAGGTACAGGAGATTAAAACAGCAATTACAAAGATTAATGAAGATAATCAGCAGATAATATCAAAATTGGACTCTATAATGCTACTAAAGGGTGAAATTGAATCTATCAAGAAACAGATCAATAAGCAAAATATCACTATATCAACTATCGAAGGCCACCTGTCCAGCATAATGATAGCAATTCCAGGATTCGGTAAAGATCCCAATGATCCTACTGCAGACGTAGAACTCAATCCCGATCTGAGACCCATAATTAGCCGTGATGCAGGAAGAGCTCTAGCTGAGGTCCTCAAGAGGCCAGCAGTCGAGAGAAATCCAAAGGTCACCCCAAAGGTCCATCCAGGATCCAAGGGGCAGATTCTGAGGGATCTGCAACTTAAGCCGGTAGACAGGAAAATGAGCTCTGCTGTGGGATTTGTCCCAACTGATGATCTGCCGTCTCGGAGTGTGCTTCGCTCCATGATTAAGTCCAGCAATCTTGAATCAGAACACAAACGAAGCATGATAGGGCTCTTGAATGATGTCAAAAGTGGCAAGGATCTTGGAGAATTTTATCAGATGGTGAAAAAAATCATCAAGTAACATACCAACCTACATCTTATTGCTTGCTTGCCTAGCTTAGTAGTAATGTTAGTCAAAATGATCAATTATAAAAAACTTAGGATTCAAGACTAAGTTGACTACCGTCGAAAATGACCGAGGTTTACGACTTTGATAGATCAGCCTGGGATGTCAAGGGGTCTATTGCTCCCATAGAGCCCACTACTTATCCCGATGGAAGACTGATCCCTCAAGTTAGAGTTATAGATCCAGGCTTAGGTGACAGAAAGGATGAGTGTTTCATGTATATCTTCCTTCTGGGCATATTAGAGGATAATGATATAATGAGCCCCCCAATCGGGAGGACTTTCGGCTCACTCCCGCTCGGAGTAGGACGATCGACTGCTAAACCTGAAGAACTGCTTAAAGAGGCCACCGAATTGGATATTGTGGTAAGGAGGACAGCGGGGTTAAATGAGAAACTAGTCTTCTACAACAATACACCGCTTATGTTATTGACTCCGTGGAAGAAAGTACTTACTGCTGGAAGTGTCTTTAGTGCAAACCAAGTCTGCAATGCTGTCAATCTTATCCCACTTGACACTCCGCAAAGGTTCAGAGTTGTCTATATGAGTATAACCAGACTCTCAGACAATGGATGCTATAGGGTTCCCAGAAAGATGCTGGAGTTCAGATCTGCTAATGCTCTGGCATTCAATATATTAGTGACCATCAGAATTGAAAACGCCGGAATTGTAAGCCGCCCATACATGAGCATGATGAGAGACCCACAGGCGACTTTCATGATCCATATTGGGAACTTCCGCAGAAAGAAGAATGAGGCTTACTCTGCAGATTACTGCAAGATGAAGATAGAAAAAATGGGCCTCGTCTTTGCTCTTGGCGGAATCGGAGGGACCAGCCTACATATCAGATGTACTGGGAAGATGAGTAAGACTCTACATGCTCAGTTAGGGTTTAAGAAAATACTCTGTTACCCCTTAATGGATGTCAACGAAGACCTTAATAGGTACTTGTGGCGTGCAGAATGCAAGATTGTGAGAATCCAAGCTGTTCTTCAGCCATCAGTCCCGCAGGAATTCAGAGTTTATGATGATGTTATTATCAATGATGATCAAGGGTTATTCAAGATTCTTTAAAAAGCTAAAGAATAAGACTTCTCATTTCAGGCTCATAGCTAGTTCATCCAGCAGAATCAACAGAGCTTATATATATTGGATAAATCAGTTCAAAGCTCAATGTAGTTGGAGTTTGTTGTAGGGTTAGTATTGAGAGATAATGGAAGTCCTGATAAAATTCACCATTCAGCTAATCAATGGTAGATAATTATCTGCATGCGCACATAGAAGCTTAGAGTCTTGCTTCTCATCCTGATTCTTGATAATTCCAGCAGAACAAAGCTTCAAACAACACTGTACTCAGTTTCGAATTACCTGATCAACCACAGATCCTCTCCTCGACAATCAGGGGTTAAACAGTCCTACATCCAGTGACCCCAAAAGCCAAGACGTGACATCACTCGCAACCAACTGATGCAAATTATTAAATAAAACTTAGGAGTAAAGTAATTAAGACTCCAAGCAACACCCGACAACCCACTACACCCAAAAACAGACAACGACAACCGGCAGAACAAACAGATCTCGCATAGGCAAAGAGACCACACCACAATTCCTCCTTTGCAATCGACCACACCAGCCCCAGGCTCCATCTCCAGGACCACCAGTCATCCATTGGCTGCAAAAAACAGGCTCGATCAGCATAGGGCAAGCCGATATTCTTGCTATCCCCAATCCAGATCCGGTTGATGCGCTCCTGACCAATCACCGCGAGCGACCAAGAATCCAGAGCTCTCGATCTTGAAGACAACTTTTCATCTGGTCGTCAACATTGAGTCACTGTCGCTAGGAGAAAATCCGTAGTCAAATATTGTCGAAAAGGTAGCACTTATCCTTAGGACCCCAGTACTCTCATTCATGGCCGCTAGTAACGGCGGTGTTATGTATCAGTCATTTCTCACAATCATAATCCTTGTCATTATGACTGAAGGGCAAATCCATTGGGGGAATCTCTCCAAAATTGGGATAGTTGGGACAGGAAGTGCCAGCTATAAAGTGATGACCAGGCCTAACCATCAGTATCTAGTTATCAAATTGATGCCGAATGTAACTATGATTGACAATTGCACAAGAACTGAAGTGACAGAGTACAGGAAACTACTTAAGACAGTATTAGAACCGGTCAAGAACGCTCTTACAGTGATAACAAAGAATATTAAGCCTATACAGTCTTTAACCACCAGTAGAAGGAGCAAGAGGTTTGCAGGAGTGGTCTTGGCAGGTGTGGCATTGGGAGTTGCTACTGCCGCCCAGATAACTGCAGGAGTTGCCCTTCATCAGTCCATCATGAACTCCCAGTCAATTGATAATCTAAGAACAAGTTTAGAAAAGTCCAACCAAGCCATAGAAGAGATTAGACAAGCATCCCAAGAAACTGTCTTAGCTGTTCAAGGGGTCCAAGACTTCATCAACAATGAACTGATTCCATCTATGCACCAGCTGTCTTGCGAGATGCTAGGACAGAAATTGGGTCTAAAACTATTAAGGTATTACACAGAGATATTGTCCATTTTCGGACCTAGCCTCAGAGATCCTGTCTCTGCCGAAATATCTATTCAAGCACTGAGTTATGCTCTTGGAGGAGATATTAACAAAATCTTAGAAAAGTTAGGCTATAGTGGTGCAGATTTACTTGCAATACTAGAGAGTCGAGGGATAAAAGCAAAAGTTACCCATGTTGATTTAGAAGGTTACTTTATAGTACTGAGTATTGCATACCCGACTCTATCAGAGGTCAAGGGGGTGATAGTACACAAATTGGAGGCAGTTTCCTACAACTTAGGATCTCAAGAGTGGTACACAACATTACCCAAATATGTGGCGACCAATGGCTATCTAATCTCTAATTTTGATGAATCTTCGTGTGCATTTATGTCAGAAGTGACTATTTGTAGTCAAAATGCACTTTACCCCATGAGTCCGTTGCTCCAACAATGTCTTAGAGGATCTACCGCATCATGCGCGCGAAGCTTAGTATCTGGGACAATTGGGAATCGATTCATATTATCCAAAGGGAACTTAATCGCTAACTGCGCATCGGTACTCTGCAAATGTTACTCTACTGGCACCATAATTAGCCAGGATCCAGATAAACTCTTAACATTCGTCGCCGCAGACAAATGCCCTTTAGTTGAGGTAGACGGAATCACAATCCAAGTGGGATCCAGGGAGTATCCTGATTCAGTTTATGTCAGTAGAATTGATCTCGGCCCAGCTATATCACTGGAGAAGTTAGATGTAGGCACAAATCTGGGCAGTGCCCTGACAAAACTGGACAATGCTAAAGATCTACTAGACTCATCGAATCAAATTCTAGAGAATGTCAGGAGAAGTTCCTTTGGAGGAGCAATGTACATAGGGATCCTTGTATGTGCAGGAGCTTTAGTGATTCTGTGCGTATTGGTATACTGTTGTAGGAGGCACTGTCGCAAACGTGTCCAAACACCCCCTAAAGCAACTCCCGGATTAAAGCCTGATCTAACAGGTACTACCAAATCATATGTAAGATCCTTGTGATTTTAATAGTTGCATGATGGACATTCCGTAACACCAAAACCTAGGCAAATATACAAATACTGGATTATTGGTCATACCTGAGCCATTATATATACAATATAGAGAGTCTAATAAATAAATAATTAAAGAAAACTTAGGGTGCAAGTTGACCAACCATGTCTTCTCCGCGTGACAAGGTCGACGCATTCTACAAGGACATACCAAGACCTAGAAACAATAGGGTTTTGCTAGACAATGAGAGGGTTATCATAGAAAGACCGTTGATACTCGTGGGTGTGCTAGCCGTTATGTTTCTTAGTCTGGTAGGACTACTTGCCATTGCAGGAGTTAGACTGCAAAAAGCAACGACTAACAGCATTGAGGTGAACAGAAAACTTAGCACAAATTTGGAAACAACCGTGTCTATTGAACATCATGTTAAGGATGTCTTAACTCCTTTGTTTAAGATCATCGGAGACGAAGTGGGGTTACGGATGCCCCAGAAGTTAACAGAGATAATGCAGTTCATATCAAACAAGATCAAATTCCTCAACCCAGATAGAGAATACGACTTCAATGATCTACACTGGTGTGTTAACCCCCCTGATCAAGTCAAAATTGACTATGCTCAGTACTGCAACCACATCGCAGCCGAGGAGCTTATAGTTACTAAGTTCAAAGAGTTAATGAACCACTCTCTAGATATGAGTAAAGGAAGGATATTCCCTCCTAAGAATTGCTCGGGCTCAGTCATCACCAGAGGTCAAACTATAAAACCAGGGCTCACCTTGGTTAACATATATACAACAAGGAACTTCGAAGTCTCCTTTATGGTCACAGTAATATCTGGGGGGATGTATGGGAAAACATATTTTTTGAAACCACCCGAACCTGATGATCCATTTGAGTTCCAAGCATTTAGGATCTTTGAGGTAGGATTAGTCAGAGACGTAGGGAGCCGTGAACCCGTGCTGCAGATGACAAATTTCATGGTGATTGATGAGGACGAAGGTCTGAATTTTTGTTTGTTGTCAGTCGGAGAACTTAGACTTGCGGCTGTCTGCGTCAGAGGGAGACCAGTTGTTACAAAGGACATAGGAGGTTACAAAGATGAGCCCTTTAAAGTTGTTACGTTGGGCATCATAGGGGGTGGTTTGAGTAATCAGAAAACTGAGATCTACCCGACGATTGATTCTTCTATCGAGAAGTTATACATAACTTCTCATAGAGGTATAATCCGAAACTCAAAAGCTAGGTGGTCAGTACCTGCAATTAGAAGTGATGACAAAGACAAAATGGAGAAATGCACTCAAGCATTGTGCAAGAGTAGACCACCCCCCTCATGCAATAGTTCTGATTGGGAGCCATTGACGAGCAACCGGATCCCAGCTTATGCATATATTGCACTAGAGATTAAAGAGGACTCAGGTCTAGAGCTTGATATTACGTCAAACTACGGACCCTTGATAATCCATGGAGCAGGGATGGACATTTACGAAGGCCCCAGTAGCAATCAAGACTGGCTGGCCATTCCTCCTTTGTCACAATCAGTACTCGGTGTCATTAACAAGGTCGATTTTACAGCAGGATTTGATATCAAACCACATACCCTTACAACTGCAGTCGATTACGAGAGTGGAAAATGCTATGTCCCGGTTGAGTTGTCAGGAGCCAAGGATCAGGACCTTAAATTAGAATCAAACCTTGTTGTATTGCCTACAAAGGACTTTGGTTATGTTACAGCAACATATGACACCTCAAGAAGTGAGCATGCAATAGTTTATTATGTGTATGACACAGCTAGGTCTTCATCATATTTCTTCCCATTCAGAATCAAGGCAAGAGGAGAGCCAATTTATCTGAGGATAGAGTGTTTCCCCTGGTCCAGGCAACTCTGGTGTCATCACTACTGCATGATTAATAGTACAGTATCCAATGAGATTGTAGTGGTTGATAACCTAGTAAGTATCAATATGAGCTGCAGCCGTTAGATGAACGACTGTTGAGCCTCCACCAACTGTCCCAGTATGCCGCACCATCAGCACTCCCACTCTCCAATCCATCCTCTAATCAGTGGTCGCTCTAGACCCCATTAAGAAAAACTTAGGGACCAGGATTATTGCAGAGATGGAGTCCATCTCAATCAACCAGATCCTATACCCTGAAGTGCACCTGGATAGTCCTATAGTCACTAATAAGTTAGTAGCTATACTGGAGTACTCTCGGGTAACCCATGGGTACATTCTGGAGGATCAGACATTGACAAAGAATATTCGCTATAGGGTCGAGAATGGTTACTCCAATCAAATGATTATAAATAACCTCGAAATTGGGAATGTGGTAAATCTAAGACTCATGAGTTACCCCTACCACAGGCACAAGATCTACCCCGACTGTAATTATGACCTATTCCATATTTCTGATCATCAAATTTCTTCCAGGCTGTTAACCCTATTCAAAAAGGGAAATACAATATATACTAAGATCAGCGGAAAAATTATTGAATGTATGAAGGGAGTGAATTCAAGGCTAGGGATAAGCAGTGATTTAAGTAAAGAAGTTACGACAGGGATCACAGATTTGGGAGCCTACATGCAGAGTTCTCAATGGTATGGGCCTTTTCTATATTGGTTCACAATTAAAACTGAGATGCGGTCCATCATCAAATCAGCTACACACACAAGTCATAGACATAGGATAGTACCTTCATTTGTGCATGGTGAGAGATGTGAAGTTTTGATATCTAGAGACTTGGTAACCATAATTAATAAAAGGTCACAAGATATCTACTATCTCACATTTGAAATGGTACTTATGTACTGCGATGTAGTGGAAGGAAGGTTAATGACGGAAACTGCAATGACTGTGGACCCTAGGTACACTGAGCTCCTCTGTAGAGTAAAGTACCTATGGAATTTGATAGACGGCTTCTTCCCCACCTTAGGCAACTCCACATATCAAATCGTGGCATTATTAGAGCCATTGTCTCTGGCCTATCTCCAGTTGAAAGATATCACACTTGAATTGAGGGGCGCATTCCTTAGTCACTGTTTTAATGAAATCCATGACATTTTGGAGAGTAGTGGAGTTTTAACTGAGGAGACATATTCTGATGTTGTCAATGCATTGGATTACATCTTCATTACTGACGACATCCACCTGACAGGGGAGATATTTTCATTCTTCCGAAGTTTCGGTCACCCGCGTCTTGAAGCTGTAACAGCAGCCAACAATGTGAGAAAGTATATGAACCAACCAAAAGTTATCAACTACGAGACTATGATGAAGGGTCATGCTATATTTTGTGGTATTATCATTAATGGGTACCGTGATAGGCACGGAGGTAGTTGGCCTCCGATTTCCCTTCCGACTCATGCATCTTCAATAGTTAGGAATGCCCTGGCTTCAGGTGAGGGATTGACCTACAGTCAATGTATTGATAATTGGAGGTCATTTGCTGGGGTTAAGTTTGGGTGTTTCATGCCCTTGAGCCTAGATAGTGACCTGACTATGTATCTCAAGGATAAAGCACTAGCAGCACTCAAGAAAGAATGGGATTCGGCTTACCCAAAGGAATACCTTCGTTATAATCCTCCCAAGCCGACAGGATCGAGAAGACTGGTCAATGTTTTTCTTGATGACTCTACATTTGATCCTTACAATATGATCCTCTACGTGATAAATGGCTCCTATTTGGAAGACCCTGATTTCAACTTATCTTACAGCCTAAAAGAAAAAGAGATTAAAGAAGTTGGGAGACTATTTGCCAAAATGACCTACCAAATGAGGGCTTGCCAAGTCATTGCAGAGAATTTAATATCAAATGGAATAGGGAAGTATTTCAAAGACAACGGTATGGCCAAAGATGAACATGATCTTACAAAGGCACTCCACACACTAGCGGTTTCAGGTATACCTAAGAACAAAAAAGATTACCATAGAGGTGAAGGTGGGAGACAGACCAATCCTTGGTGGTTTGGTGACAAGTCAAAGATTAATAAGCGACATGGACAAACCTCAACGGCTCATTCTAATTATGCTGGTGCCGGGTGCGGAATCAAGAATGGACATGATCAGGAGGCTTACGAGACTGTCAGTGCTTTTATCACGACTGATCTTAAGAAATACTGTTTAAATTGGAGGTATGAGACAATCAGCATATTTGCCCAGAGACTAAATGAGATTTATGGGTTGCCTTCATTCTTCCAGTGGCTACACAAGAGGTTGGAGAAATCAGTCCTATATGTAAGCGATCCTCACTGTCCACCAGATCTTGATACTCATATGGATTTAGATGCCGTCCCAAACTCTCAAATATTTATAAAGTACCCAATGGGAGGGATCGAAGGATACTGTCAGAAGCTCTGGACAATAAGTACAATACCCTACCTGTACCTAGCGGCTCATGAGAGTGGAGTTAGGATTGCCTCATTGGTTCAAGGAGACAACCAGACCATAGCCGTCACAAAAAGAGTCCCAAGCACCTGGCCCTATGATCTCAAGAAGAGGGAGGCTACAAAAATAACTATTGAGTACTTCTTAATCCTAAGGCAGCGATTGCACGATATAGGGCATCATTTGAAAGCAAATGAAACAATTATATCCTCACATTTCTTTGTTTACTCAAAAGGTATATATTATGATGGAATGCTGATCTCTCAATCACTTAAAAGTGTGGCTCGGTGTGTTTTCTGGTCGGAAACAATTGTGGATGAAACTAGAGCAGCTTGCAGTAATATCTCGACAACTCTTGCAAAAAGCATAGAAAGGGGATTTGACCGGTATTTGGCTTACTCATTGAATGTACTCAAGATTATTCAACAGATCCTTATCTCCCTAGGGTTTACAATAAACACTTCTATGACTCAAGACATAGCAATCCCATTACTGCAGAATCAAGATTTGTTGATTAAGATGGCACTACTACCTGCTCCTATAGGTGGCCTCAATTATCTTAATATGAGCAGATTATTCGTAAGGAATATAGGTGATCCAGTTACGTCCTCTTTAGCTGACCTCAAAAGAATGATAATTGCAGGGATTATGCCTGAGGAGTCGATCCACCAAGTTATGACACAACAACCAGGGGATTCCTCTTTCCTAGATTGGGCGAGTGATCCCTACTCAGCTAATCTACCATGTGTCCAGAGTATCACTCGGCTGCTTAAGAATATAACTGCGAGGCATGTACTAATAAATAGTCCCAATCCGATGTTAAGGGGGTTATTCCATGCGGATAGCCATGAGGTAGATGAGAGTTTAGCAACTTTTCTCATGGATAGACACATCATCAGACCTAGAGCAGCTCATGAGATTCTCGACAACAGCATCGCAGTGGCTCGCGAATCACTTGCAGGGATGCTCGATACTACTAAAGGGCTAATAAGGGCTAGTATGAAAAGAGGTGGACTGACCCCACGAATCATCACGAGATTATCAAATTATGATTATGATCAGTCTAAAATGGGAATATCACTTTTAACTGTGAAGAAACGGAACAATCTTATCGATAGGGAGTCTTGCTCAGTCCAGCTGGCCCGAGCCCTCAGAAGTCACATGTGGGCGAAACTCGCAAGAGGAAGGTCGATATACGGACTTGAGGTTCCTGTTGTACTAGAATCAATGAAAGGGTACATTATTAAACGTCATGAGTCTTGTTCATTATGTGAAACTGGCTCACTGAATTATGGTTGGTTCTTTGGTCCCGCCAATTGCCAATTAGATAATATTTCCAAGGAGACATCATCTTTACGAGTTCCCTATATTGGGTCAACAACAGAGGAAAGGACAGACATGAAATTAGCATTTGCCAAGTCCCCTAGTCGCTCCCTCAAATCTGCCGTGAGAATTGCTACAGTGTACTCTTGGGCTTATGGTGATGACGACCAGTCATGGCATGAGGCATGGACTCTAGCGAGGCAGAGAGCTAACATTACCTTAGAGGAGTTAAGGATGATTACCCCAATATCGACATCCACCAATTTGGCTCATCGATTGAGGGATCGTAACACTCAGGTAAAGTACTCAGGTACATCGTTAATCCGAGTAGCGAGGTATACAACAATATCGAATGATAACTTATCATTCATTATAGCAGATAAGAAGGTGGATACAAATTTCATTTATCAGCAAGGAATGTTGTTGGGATTGGGAATCCTAGAAACATATTTCAGGTTACAGACAAATACGGGGTCCTCTAATACAGTGTTACATCTACATGTTGAAGCAGAATGCTGTGTAATCCCTATGACTGACCATCCCAGAGTCCCAAGTCACCGTACTGCACCTAGCGCCAGGAAAATGTGCACCAATCCATTGATCTACGATAATTCTCCAATCATTGAGAAGGATGCGGTACGTCTATATTCCCAGAGCCATAGAAAGCACCTCGTGGAGTTTGTTACTTGGTCAACGGGGCAGCTGTATCACGTACTAGCGAAATCAACTGCTATGTCAATGATCGAATTGGTTACCAAATTTGAGAAAGATCATCTGAACGAAATAGCTGCTTTAATAGGAGACGATGATATCAATAGTTTCATCACTGAATTCCTTCTAGTAGAGCCTAGACTATTTACAGTATACTTAGGCCAATGTGCAGCTATTAATTGGGCTTTCGAGATACATTATCACCGTCCTTCAGGCAAGTACCAAATGGGAGAGTTGCTCTTTTCTTTTTTGTGTAGGATGAGTAAAGGTGTTTTTAAAATCCTTACTAATGCTTTGAGTCATCCTAAAGTCTACAGGAGATTTTGGGACTGTGGAATAATTGAGCCAATACACGGCCCCTCTCTAGATACTCAAAATTTACATCTCACGGTCTGTAACATGATCTACCACTGTTATATGATATATCTAGATTTGCTCTTGAATGATGAGCTTGATGATTTCACTTTCCTATTGTGCGAGAGTGATGAAGATGTAGTCAGTGACCGGTTTGAGAATATCCAAGCAAGGTACCTTTGTATTCTTGCAGATCTGTACTGTAATGCAAAAAACTGCCCGTCAATAAGGGAGCTTGCACCTATAAAGAAGTGTGCAGTACTTACACAATTCATTAAATCGGAAGCATTAATTTCTCCTGGGGGGTTGGATTGGAATGATGAACCGATAGTAGTAGACCACTTTTCTTGCTCCTTAACATATCTCAGAAGAGGGGCGGTTAAACAGATCAGGCTGAGGGTTGATCCTGGGTTCGTATCGGAAGTTCTAATTGACGCTTCTGACCATAACCTGGGACCAATTAAAGCTAAGGAGATTAAATTAGATAGCATAAATTTCTATCCCCCCAAGGAAGATGTTGCACGATTACTCAGTACTATAGGCACAGCCCAGCATGATCTCCCCATAATCGGTACTAGAGTAATCAACTATGAAGTACACGCTTACAGGAGAATAGGGTTGAACTCATCTGCTTGCTACAAGGCAGTAGAAGTATCCTCGGTAATCAAGAGCATGATTGAACCAGGAGAGGATGGGTTATTCTTGGGTGAAGGTTCAGGTTCTATGCTAGTCACGTATAGGGAAATACTCAAGCTTAAACGTTGTTATTACAACAGAGGAGTGTCAGTCGAGTCTAGATCTGGGCAAAGAGAGATATCTCCCTATCCATCAGAAGTTAGTCTTGTTGAACACCAACTAGGGCTGGATCGTAGTGTTAAGGTATTATTCAACGGGAAACCAGAGGTGACATGGGTAGGTAATGTAGATTGTTATAAGTATATCATTAGTAATATACCATCTTCAAGTCTGGGACTAATCCACTCAGATATCGAGACCTTACCAAATAAGGACCTAGTTGAAAAGCTGGAAGAATTAACTGCCATATTGTCGATGACATTTATTTTAGGTAAAATAGGATCTCTCCTAATAATCAAGATAATGCCGACAAGCGGGGACTTAGTTCAAGGATTCATCGGATACACCACTCCTTTTTTTAGAGAGAGCATTATTGTATACCCTAGATACAGTAACTTTATCTCCACTGAGTGTTATCTAGTATTTGTTGGGCTTAAGTACAATAGATTAATCAACCCTGAAGGAATAAAACAACAACTACTAAAATTGAGCATAAGAACATCACCGGGATTTGTAGCACATTTGTTATCTATGAAGCAAGCAAACTACCTACAATCCCTTATTGGACTCCCTGTTCAGAAAGGATTCTTTAATAGAGTGTTGAGTGGGTTGACCCCGATTGAAAAAGTTCTTATTAATTGCGGGTTAACTGTGAACGGGCCCAAGGTATGTAAGAACTTAGTACATCATGATATCGCGTCTGGATCAGAGGGTCTTGTCAACTCAACTGTTATTTTATACAAAGAATTGGCAAGGTTTAAGGAAAACACAAGGAGTCAACAAGGCATGTTTCACGCTTATCCGGTTCTTGCAGATAGTAGGCAAAGAGAATTAGTATCCAGAATCGCTAGGAAGTATTGGGGGTATATTATACTGTATTCAACAGAACAGGGGGCGCTCAATCAATTGGTAAGAAATCTTAAAGCGGGCTACTTATTATTTGATGTTCATCACAATTTTCTCGTCAAGAATCTTTCCAAATCCGAAAGGGTCTTAATACGGACTCTTATCCCACGGAGAGAGTGGTTATTTAAGCTTGAGACAAGTGAGATAAAGGAGTGGTTTAAGTTGATAGGGTACGGTGCCCTCATCAGAGAGTAATAACTAATGAAGTGGACCCCTGCTCCTGTCCTTGTCAGAGTGATATCAGATTATAATTATTAAGAAAAACAAGATTCGATTTAAGTACCTATACCCAGCTTTGTCTGGT